AATACATATTTGAACCTGAAATAGCAACTGCACCTTCTGTAACAATTCCAACACCTCCTATTTTTATTTGTTCGCCTGAACCATTTGCATTTATTCTACCTGTAACTGTTAATGCACTTGAAAATCTACCTGTACCTGTTACGTCAAGCATAAAAGAACCTACATTTAAAGTCATTCTTGTTGTACTACTTGTTCCATTTACACTTGTCAACCAATAATAACCGGGTTCACCTGTTGTTGTATTTACCGCTAAATAATTATAACTACCACCATTATAATTAAAAATACCATATTGAGAAGGTACACCATTTCTTTCAATTCTTAATCCGTCTGTGTAAATAGAAGTTCCAATTCCAAGTATATGTAATTGATTTAAAGGTGTACCTTGATTAATACCAACATTTCCACCATTTAAATAAGAATTACCATTTGCTCTAATTTTTACTTTACTTACACTTGTTTTATACAATTCTAAATATCCTTCGTCTGTATTTGAGCCGTCAGGATTTCCTAAAAATGCTTTTGGTGTAGTTCCGTCAGCTTTATATAAACTAATAGTCCCGTCATTAATATTTTGTATTACATTACCTGTAAATGTTGTTGTTCCTGTTGAACGCATAATTGTTAAAGGCGTATCAATCAAAGAACCTGCGTCAGAATATCGTCTGATAAAAAAGTTAGCACCTGCGTTTGAACCTGATTCTGTACCTGAAACTTCTAAATTTATTCTATTGCTATTGTCTGAACGAAAACTTAAACTTTTTGCAACAGAAACGTTTGCGTCTAAATTCGCAATCAAAGCTGAAGCAGCGCCGTCAATATGAAACTTTGTTGTTGGGTTTGCAATACCAATACCAAATTCGCCTGTTGACAAAATTGAAATTAATTCGCTTGTTGTTGCTTCATTGTAAATTCTAAATCTATGGTCTGACTGAACATTTCCAATTGACCACCTGTTAGTTCCCGCACTTGCAAAACCTAAAAAAGCATTGTTTGTTGAAGTTCCATTTAAACGTCCAATAATGCCTGAACCGAAAACGTCCAAAGCAGTTGTTGGCGAATTAGTATTAATTCCTAATCTATTATTAGTATCGTCAAAAAATAAATTTACGTTGTCTTGGCTTAAAGCACCTGAAGCACCAATAAAAGGTACTGAACCTGTTGTTAATGCCGTAGTAATTGTAAGCGTAGCTACTGATCCAACCAATGATATATTTCCATCAAAACCATTCGCATCACTAAATACTAATGAATTGATAATGTTCGGCGATAATTCTACATAAGCGCTTGTCCCTGTATTCCAACGATATAAAACATTTGTATCTAAAGCAATGTAAATAGTATCAGCAACACCTACTAAAGGAAATGCTGCAAAGTTTGCGTATTCCTCAACCGTTCCCGTAAATAAAGACGCCATTTGTGAAAGCGTAATCTTTTTACTGATCCCCGTTGTTGGATCACCTATGATTGTTAAATCAGAAAGCGCAGGCGTTAGTTCGGTCGCTAATTGGTTTATTTTTTTTGATTCCATTAATAATTATAATTTGAAGGTACTTGACACCTATTGTTAATAAAAGGAACGGCTAAGGTAGCATCTAATTTTACCCCCGCTAATAAATCCGGATCACTTTCTGTGTAAAAAGTAACAGGAAGGTTTTGATTCAATGTCCACGTTACGATCGAATAATCTTCAGGGTATCTTAATTGAGCAACAATATCACCCGCCACCTGCGTCATATCTGATAAAACTTCCGTTTCATTAGTTTCTTCCATTAGCATACGATCCATAAAATAAAGACTAAAAGAATAGGCTATTTCCTTAGCGCCAACATTTGCACCTGTTAAAGTGAAAAACATTGCAGGATAAGTTACCTCTCCATTGCTTAGACGTTCCCAAACATCACCAAAATAAACAAAATTAATTTGTTCGTGGGCGTTGCCTATCGTTGTTAGTTCTTTGACTATTTGGTTTAATGTCATTCTTTTTTTCTTTTGCCAAATAAACTTTCAGCTTATTTTGGTTTTTAATAGTTACTTGTTTACTCATATTTAGCAGCAACCAATATTTCCTTGATACCTTTCTTCAAATGTTTTTTTGTGCTTGCCTTCGTAGTCATCATTGCAACAGGCATCACCTAACCACATTGAAACCGTGTACCCTTCATTATCAGGTTTGATTGAATCAATCCCGCTTCCGAAATTTAAATAATTAGGATATAAAGCGTTGTTTTGTTTTAAGTATTTAATAAGTCTTTGCTTGTAAAATTCTGCTCTTGCTCTGTATCTATTTGCAACGTCAATCATATCCTGCATAGACGGGTTTTCTTGATTCTCCCCTGACTTTCTGATCAATCCTTTATTATAGAATTGATATGATAAACCTTGCGGTAATTCAGACATTACAAAATAGATCAAACAATCTACAATATAGTCATCTAATAAAGTAGTTTGTAATTGAGTATATGTATTTGCATCAACGGCATCCTGTAATTCATTGTAAAGCGCTGAACCCAAAGCAGGCAAAATATACATATCCTGCGCAGTCTTAATTTCAGGCAAAACTAATTTTTCGTCTACGTTTGCGTGCAATCCTGTTCTATCTTTAATTGATTGAACTGATATAAATAATGTGTTCTTACTCATTCTATTTTCTTGTTACTATGTTTGAAATCCATTCGTGCCTACAACTTGGGGAATGATTGCCGTCCGGTTCTGTATACCAACCGCCACCACGATCGAATACAGAATAACCTAAACGAGCACTAATTGTTTCTATTTCAGAACGGCTATACATCTTTCCCGCCTCTAATAAATATTTACAAAAAGGTCTACTTGTCTCGATTAATGGCGTAGTTGCTTTACTTTTATTTGAAATGCCAAACTCCTCTTTCCATTCATAGGAATATCTAATTAATAATTCCTTTGTCTGTGGTTTAATCTTTACTAAAATATCACCTAAAGGCGCAGTCAAAATATGCTCTGTTATTATATTTTCATCATAGCCTTCACCGATTGAATATTCTTTTATTTCAACGTACCCATTTTCAACCAAAGTTTTTATAACTTGATTAATTGTTTCTACGCTTTGATCAAGTGAAACCGCTAAAACTTCCGGCGTTATTCTTTTATCCTTAGCCATTAAGTCAAGGACATTGGCTTGTAATTGGTTTACCTCTGCAAACATTTGATGCTCTGAATCGTCATTAAAGCGCTTTCTTTGCTTCCAAACATTAAAACCATCCTTTGCCTCACCGAACTCAAAAAAGACGCTAAAATCGTCCTTAAATTGCGCTTGTTGGGCAACGGGTTGGTATTTAGTCATATCGATCCCCGCCTTTTCAAGTAACCATTCTTTTGGCGCTATTTCTTTTAATAAGTTTTCAGTAAACTCAAACCCGATAGGCTCTGTTGGAATGATACTTAATTCAGGTTCTGCAATACCTCTAAATTTAGCAAGCATATTGAATACACTTTCAAGGTGCATCTGCTTACTATTTACATAAGTATTTTTAAAAATTTCATAACCATCACGCATTTCGGAACGGCTGCCTAATTTTCCCGCCTCTGCAATACCAAAGATTGACGGCGTTGTAATTTGATGCCCGCTAAATATATTAGTTTGGATCAAAGAATCCACGCGACCAAAGTCTTCTTTTGTAATATCTGAAGTTCCTAAATCGTCAACTATTGGCTTTCTTTGGCTATCATTTACGAAAGCTAAAATAAACTTTTTGCCATCTGATCCGCTAAATCTATTTGTGAAGCGCTTTTCAATATTACGCTTTTCCTCGTCTGAAGGTTCGCCATTTGGCAAAGTGATTAATTTGCTCGCGCTGAATCCTGTTTGTGCATTTCCTAAAACGTGCTTAGAAACCTCAATATCTGATTCTATATAATTAAGCGCACCAAAGTAACCCGGCAATGAATAATATCCCATATTTGGACGATATTCTTTCACATAAAGAATCTGCTTTCCAACAGGATTAGCAGGATTAAAAGCGCCGTAAACCATAGGCTTTTCATTCCTATCAGACCATTCTTCTTTATACCAAAATTGTGTATTGTCTTTATTAGTACGAACTTTTGTATAATCACAATGCCATATTTCAGCTAATTGCTTAGTAACTGACCAAATGATTTCTAAATAATATCCACCAAATAATTCAGCGTCCAAAGATACTTTGCGCGTTAAATCTTCAAGGCTTTCCATTCTATTAACCTTCTTAATAAAGGTTTCTGCTTCAGGGCTGCCTTTCCATCCATTTGCGCTAATATAATGCACCTTGCTTTTTATGATAGCATTATGCTTAGCTGACTTATTGAAAAGTTCAACTAAATAATTAGGATAATCGTTGCGGTCGCCATACTGAATATATCCTTCGCCTTTCTTTTCTTTAAATTCAGGCTGCTTAGCTTCCGCAAATGTTAATACTCTTAAATCCATTATTGTCTTATTTTATAAGTGTCTGTTGTTGAATATTCAGTAAACTCAAAAGGAGTTCCGACTAATTCCATTATTCCTGATTCGATCATATTTAACCCCGCAGGATTTGTATTCGAAGTGCTTGCCTGTTCGTAAACCTCGTAATCATATTGACCATTTAAGGAACTACCAAAATTAGTATTAGTAACAATGCTAAATTCATTGTACCTATCCTTGTACAAACTTATATCTGCATTGTTTAATTTAACAAACTTAACCTCTGTATTCGCGCTTCTATTTGTAAAGACAAATAAATAGTTCGGATTAGTTAATAACTGCTTTTCAGTTAATGTTAAAATAATACTTTGGGTTTGTCCTTTTGTTAGCCTGATCATATTAGTATATAGCTAAAAAGACTATTTGTTGCAGCTTATGTATCAATAAGTGTTTTTTTAAACCACTTTATTGTACGAATAAGTGTCAAAAAGACAAGTAATTGCCTTACTTTATTACAACATAAGTCAAGTTATAGGTTTACTTTATTACATAAATAGGTAAAAATACTACGAAATTTAAGAAATAAAAAAACCGCCGACCAAATTAATGACCGGCGGCAAACCTATAAACCTATGAAAAACAAACTTATGAACCCGGTGTTTCCAAAGCAGAATAAACTGATTGGTTCACGCTTGGTGCTAATGCAGGTTCAGAACCTGTAAAGGTTAAAGTGAAACCACTTCTGTCTCCTTGTGCAGTACCTGTTGAAGCTGCGTTTGCAGTCAAATCGATACCACGTGTTTTTCCTAAATACCAATAGATTCCGTTGCTATCTTTTACAACCGCAACTAAGCTATTTTGTGCTAACAAAAGTAATTCATTTCTTGTGTTAGTTTGTAGTTTGTTTAAAACTATTTGTAATTCCTGACCATAGAACACCGTTCCGTTTGCTACGGATGCAGTCATTGTTTGGTTAAACATTGAAGTATCTTTCACTAAAGCATATTTCCAAAAACGTTTTCCCGCAGCCTTAGTCAATGCAGTAATTACACCGCTTGCTTCAGTTGAAGTAGTTACGTTTGCAGCTTCAGTAAAATAAACCTCAACGATTCCACCTAAACTATCACGGCAGTCTAAAGTGTATCCTTGTGTTAATGCGCACGCCATTGTTAATTAATTTAATATTTTTTTAAAAAGGGGTGTATATTTCAACACCCCGTATAATTATGCTAAGATAAACTTAACGATCTCATCAGGGAACGCTACGTTTACACCCATTTTGAATTCAGATACAAAACGAACTTGATCAGCTTCTTT